TTTTATCTTTAGGCTGCGTTACCTTTGCCCTTTCTTCCATTGTCCATCTCCTTTAGCATTTTTTGTAAGTCTGCTGTTGATCCGACAAATAGTGCATTAGTGACGTTGGTAGGACCAGTTACCTTTTTGTCATCATCTAATTCCTTCACTTTCTTTTGTAGATCCATCAGTTTGTCTGTTGCGTCAGACACATTTTTAATTAACTGACCAGCCACTTCATATGCTCTAGGCATTTCGCTTTCTCCCGCCAGTTCAAGAATGCCGTTAATTGCTTCTTGACCCTTTTCTATGATTGAATACAGATTACCTCTGGTGTAATCATAATCTTTTTTAATGTGGTCAACATTATTTAAGTGCTTTTCAATTTTCGCATCAAGATCACCTTTGGGTTCTACTGGCATGATTTCACCAGTAACCTCAAAAGCATCATTCAGAGATTCAAAGTCTGCCATCAGATGTCACCTTCCCGAGTAGAGTCCTTAAAGTCTTGGAAGAATGACACCGTTTCGTTGAATCCAAAATCATCTCCAACTTCAATCAGAGCATCGTCAGCAGCAGTGAGGACATTGACCGTTGCTCCATTGACATGCTCAGCAGCAACAGTTCCTTCATATCCTCTCTTGACGACCAACTGATTTCCATCAATTTTTTCAATGTACATCATCTCACTATCGATCACAACCCTACCATAGACAGACAGGGAAGATGCGTCGTTGACTGTGATGTATCTCTCCTCCGCAGAAAGATCCTCTGCGATGGATGTAGTGGCATCATTGTCATAATCTTGAGTGGCTCTTGGTGTGACCGTGTATCTGACTTCTCTGGGACCTCTTGGAGCGATTGTGGTAACATCCACAGTTGCACTCTTGATGAGACCACTGGAAGATCCAACAGGACCAAACAGGTACGTTTTAGCAGAGAATCTGATCGTATAAATCAGTGCTTTTCTCGTTGTAAAATCTCCTTCATATTGATCATCCATGGAGATGTTTTCCAAGATAATCGGAACATCTCTCTTCTCACCAATCTCATCAACTAGATTGATAGTAATGTTGTATTGTGGTTGGAAGTATGGCAAAATTTGTTCAATAATTTCAAGAGCATCTTCATTCGTCTTCGACATGATGCTCAGCTCAAAATTCATGCTGTATGGAACAGGCATGAATGTCTTACGCGCCTTCGTTTTCTCTGATAACTTCTGACTAATGAAAGTCTGAGTTGAGGTGGTTTTTCTTGCTGGATCATATGACATACCATTCATCTCAAAAGACATTCTCGGAAGAGACAGAGATGTCGGAGCATTGAGATTTGGATTTTGATCCAGCCTTGCTAAGAATTTCTGAGTGGGTCCATATGCCAAAGGCACTTTCAGAATACTAATCACATCTCCTGAAGAGTTAGTCTTTCTGATAGTAATATTGTTAAAGAGAGTTCCAAAACCAATTACGGTTTTTCTGAAGATCTCGTGATAAAAATATTCAAACATGGACCTAAGTTACCTTTAATACTATTTAACTAATTCAGACTTCGCCAAATGGGTTTCTTTCAGTGAAGTCTAGAATGTTGTCTGCTTCGGTTTCGATGTTATCGTTGTCAGCAAACGCCAGAGTCAGATCATCAGAGTTCTGATCTCTCATAGAGTAAACCGCACCAGACTCACCACCAGTGACAGATTCTCCAACAATGAATGAACCGTTGACGATAGAAACTGACAGTTCTTTCGTCGATGCATTCCAAGTCTTGACTCTTCCAGTTGTTCCAGAAGTTCCACCAGTTACGATTTCGTTGAAGATATAGTTTCCAGAACCAACCAAAGGTGGTGCAGAAATAGTGATGATTGGAGATACAGTGTATCCGACACCAGCACTAGAAAGTCTGATTCCGCTGATTGTTCCAGCGGCACTGACGATAGCAGTTCCGATAGCAGTGCTTCCAGAAAGAGGTGCGGAGAATGTGATTGTCGGTGGATTGTCAGCAGAGTATGCAGCACCACCACTGGAGACAGTAATGATACCAACACCACCAGTAGTGGCAATACCTACTGTTACAGCAACTCCAGTTCCGCCACCACCTTGGAATACAACAGAAGGTGGAACAGTGTATCCAGCTCCAGGATTGGTCAGTTCGATTCTATCAATCGAACGAGAGGTGCCCAGTCCAGACCTATAAGTTGTGATTGCAACAGCACTCGCTGTAGTTCCTGGCGACGTGCTGATGGAGACAACTGGGGTGCTCGTATATCCATAACCACTGTCAAGAATAGTGATATTTCTGAGACCACCGTTGGTGAATGTTGCCGTAGCAGTGGCAGTAGAACCGATGCCGAACAAAGAGAGAGTTTGAATGTATCCAGTCTCTACCAAGTTATTATCGATCTCTTCAATAT